TAGTATACTATTAGATTGATCATTAATAGCCTTACCTATATCTTTATATGTTGATAAAATAGCAGAAATTTGCCCTGACGAACCTTCATAATTTTTAAGTAATTGTTTAGTAAAGTCAGTTATATCTCTAGATATATCTTTAGCCTCAATTAAAGTTTTAAGATATTCTTTAGCTTGTACAACGTTATCTTTATTTATTTTATCGTCAGCCATTATTAGTTATTTTGTTATAAATATCAAAGGCATCTATTTTTTAGATGCCCTTGTACTGTATGTTGGTGTTTGTATTGGAACTTTAGGTGCTAATTTCATATTTTTAATTGACTCATCAACAACATCATCTTTTTTAGGAGAATAATGATTTTTAAGTTTATTAAATGTAAATTTTCTTAACCATATTGGCATATTATATATTGTATGCCAATCATATCCACCATTACCATGAAATACAATTTCATGTATTTCTGTAAATAAAACGAATCTATACTCGGGCGTCAGGCCAAAAAAAGTTAATAGTAATAGGAATTTCGATGTCCTCCTCTTCACCTTTTGAATTTATAACACTTGTAGTTAAATCAATATCTGGAGATATAGAAAGATAATATTGTCTAAATGCTCTAGCTTCCTTAGCTAATAAGTAATTATTAACAAAATCACGAATTGATTTAGTTTCTGATTCACCATTAACTGCTAAAATTTGATGACATAATCTTACTACTCCTTCGTTTGATGAGTCTTTATTTAATTTTTTTAAACCTTTTAATTCAGCGTCAATTTTTTGCTCATCACCGTGAGTTAATAATTTAAATGTAATTACATTACCTGAATCTGGTAAAGTATAATTAAACATATTAGCTCCTTTACTTGCTTTTATTTCTTCTGTTAATGGTTTAGGATTTAATAATGATAAATCAACTTTTTGTTCTATTCCATTATAGGTAATATCATAATTAGAACCATAAGCTAATACACGAGCTGCAATCATTAAAGAGTTTTTATCTCCTACTAATAGATCATTATAGTCAAATTTAGTAACAATTAATGATTGTAATAATTTATCAATTACTGTACCTTGTTTGATATAAGCTGCGTTAGTTAGAATATCTTCTTCTCTCGCCGTCATATATTTCATTTCAAGTTTACCGCTTGATAACGGGTGTGATTCGGGATATAGAAGTCCTTGTGACGGTAGTTCTATAGTTTCGGTTGGGACCTTAAATTTGTTTTCTTCCATAAATTTGATTTGTTTATAACTATGTTTATATATATAAATATATGAAGAAAAAAGAAGCTCGCCAAAAGGCGAGCCATCTTAATCCTGTATTTCGGGGGAGGGGTTTTTAGAAATTTAAAATACAATAATCTGGTTGTACTGTTAATGTGATGTTTTGAGCTGTTGACTCTGTATCCCAACTATAATCACCAAAATTTGCATTTGTAATAATAGCACCTTTAATAATCCATTCTGAAACAATATCACCTACTGGTCCTAATACGTCTAATGTTAAGTCTTTCTTATAGAAATCACTATAACCATCTCTACCAGTTACTGATTCGTGATGTAAACGTACCCATTCCATTACTGCTTGAGCTCCTGAAGGAGTAATAGGGTCAAATAATGTCATTTGAATTTCACCCCATTTACTTTTACCTTTTACAAAGCGTTGAACGTTAATGTGGTTTAATACTACTGTATCTTGTGTTAACGTTACCGCATTTACTCCTTTAATAATATACGCTGGAATTCCATCCATGTATAAAATAAAACGGTTCTGTTGTTTCGGTTCGAACGCTGTGAAAAATATTTCGTTTGGATCTAATATTGCCATGTTTATTTTTTTGTTATTTATTCTTTATTATAAATATTATTTAATTTAATCCTTACGCTGGGAATGTTGCTCCTGTAGGTAAGATGTTGAAATCTAAGTAAATAAATTCAGCTGTTCTTGTAGGTTGGATATAAATTTGTCCAATTAACTCATTTCTATCAATTACGTCTGCTGTATTATTTGTTTCATTCATAATTACTCTAAACGCGTATAAACCTTGTTTTTGTTGAACTGACTCTAAGTATGGGTTTACTTGTGATAAGAATACATTTCTTGTAGCTGTTGAATTTTGTTCAAATACTAATGTATTAGCAACTTGTGAAATATAGTTCTTAAGAGCAATTAACAATCTTCTAACATTTACTCTATCTAAAGCAGATGCTTGAGTTTGTAATGTTTTCTGACCATACACTACTGTACCTGTTCCAGGGAATGTAGCAATAGGATTTACTTTATTTGTATATAAAGTATCTCTACTTGTTTGTGGTAATTTTTGTTCTGCTCTAATTACTTGTAATCCACCTCTGTTAATACCTGCTGGTGCAAACCAAGGTTCAGCTACTGTGTCATTAAATGCAAACACACCTGCCATTACTGTTGATGCGGGAACCCAAACGTTCTTTCCTGTCGCAGGATCGATCATTTGAACCCAAGGCCAGTATGAAGCAGCATATGAAGTATTTCTTGAATTAGCTTGTGTTGTTACTGCTTGAACATTAGTACCATAAGGTACTAAATCTAGTACAAATAAACTATCTCCTCTTGTTTGAGTATTATTAATCATTGATGTACATTGTGATGTATATCCTGAGTTGTATAATCCTGGAGCAAATAAAATGTTGAATTTGTATTCGTCTTGGTTTGATAATAAGTCAATCATATCATTATAATCTGCACCTACTAAACCTTGTGTGTTTGTACCATTAATAGTTTCATAAAAATTAGCTCCACCTGCTACTTGTCCTACACCACCTGTAAATGAACCACTTGAGTTAACTGGAATTGATGATGTGTATTGAGGTTTAGCTACTCCTGTATTAGTAAAATAATATGGAGTTGGAGTATTAACTGCTGAAACTCTTACATAACGTGAAGCGTTAAAGTAAGAACCAGATACTTCAATTTGATTTGTTGTTGGATTATAATTTTGATCTTGATCTCCAATTACTTTAGCTACATAGTTTGCAGCGAATGGATCTAATGATAAATTAGTCCAAGTTTCTAAAACAATTGGATTATTTGTATTATCATTACCTTGGCGAATTAATAAACTAAATGTTCCAGATGCTGTATCTGCGTTTGAAATTTGATATCTAATATTATCTGCTGAACCTGAAGCTAATGAACCACTTACATCCATTGATGAAGAACTGTTCATAATAATACCTTGAGATAATGTTTTTAAAACAAATGTTGAAGCTGAAGTTCCATTTACAGCACCTCCTAATGTAGCTACAAGAGTTACATTTGGATTTGAACCATATCCACCCACATACATTTGAATACCATCAGCGGTTGTTGCGTTAGCTAATAATGCTGATCCTGTTAATGATATAATTCCATTAGAATATGAAGCACTAACATAATTTTTTAATTCAAATCCTGGATTATTAATAGCATTTACTAATCCTGTAGACCATTGGTTAACTGTGTAAGCAGAAGATGTACCGTTTACTGCAAAATAAATAATATCTTGAGCATTATCAATATAATCACCTGTTGTACTATATAAGGAATAATTATTATTTCCAATTTTAAATGATGTTAACATACCTGAACCGGTATTTGAAACACCAAAAAATGAGTTTGTTCCTGTTATAGCAGCTGATGATGTTGTAAATGAAGCTGTAGCACCAATTGATGATGTTGAAGGTATGTTGTTAGCAATATTTGTATTAGTTGCTGGTGACCAAGTGTTACTTGCACTTACTACTCTAGTTACTAATAATGATGTACCACCATTATTAAAATAATTGTAAGCAGCAATTGAAGTGAAGAATGATACATTATCACTACCACTTTGGAATCCTGCACCATATCTATTTACATAATCGCTGTATGAGGTAACAACAGTTGGAATTTCAACGGGACCTAAAACTGTAGGACCTATAATCGCTGCACCTACGTTAACTGGTTGTTGTCTGATAAACGATGAATCGTTTTCTCTTGCTAATACACCAGGGGAAATTAATGTTTCTGCCATGTTATTTGTTAATAAGTTTAATGTTTATTATAAATATATTAAAAAGTCTTAAAATCATTCGTTTCCGATGAATTCTCCACTATCTATATTAATGGTTCCTACACCGTATTTTGATTGAAGTTCTTGACTTAATTTTAATTCTGTTACTTTAATTTCTTTAAGTTCTTCAGTTACTTCTTGCTTTTGTAATTTTAAATCTTGGATTGACATTTCAATTAATCCATATTTATCAATTAATTCAGCTCTTAATTTTTGAATTTCTTTTACTGATGAAATTTCTTGTTCTGTTAATTTTTCTACTTTCATGACTTTTATATTATTTTAATTATGGTGATGTGGTATTTACTGTTGTACTTATTGAATATATTATACCTTGTACTTCTGTATTAAACCAAACTGTAGCGGGTGCATCTGTACCTCCATTTAAACGTACAGCAAAATTACCATTATTGTCTGTTACAGCATGATTAATTGAACCTGAATTTGATATAGGTACAACATTACTACCTGAAACTACAGTATATGAAACAACCCCACCTACTGCGCTAGCTGATCCAGTTTGTGCTGTACTAGTCCACCAATGTATTAATTGAGCTCGTGGTATTGATGTACCATCTACATCTTTAAATGAAGCTGAAATTGCTCTTGTTCCTGCGCCAGCTCCTACTACTGATAAACTACAACTTACAAATCCCATCCCTAAAATATTAATAATATTTCCTGTTATTGTTGATGAGCCTGTAGTTACTTGATTTCCTGTTACTGTTAATGAACCTGTAATTACAGTATCACCTCTAACATCTAAGGTAGCATTTGGTGTAGCTGCTGCTCCTATAGTTACTTTACTTCCTGTACCATATAAAACAACACTACCTGAAGCATCAGATAAAGCTACAACTTTAGTTAAAGAAGCAGAACCTGGATGTCCACCTATAATAACATTATCACTACCATTAGTTATAAGTTTACCTGAACCTGAGCCTATTAATATGTTACCACTTCCTCCAGCAACCGCTAATCCAGCAAAATATCCTATTCCTATATTGTAATTTCCTGTAAAACTTGCTGCTGATAAAGCTGCTCTACCTATAGCTGTATTACCCTCACCTTCTAAATCTTGCCCAGCTGCAAATCCTACTGCTGTATTATTTGAACCACCACTTGAAACATACATTGTATTGCCTCCTATAGCGGTATTAGCTATTCCTGTTGAATTAGCACCTAAAGCAGCTTGACCTACAGCAGTATTAGAATCTGTAGAATTAGCTCCATTACCTACTGTAATACCATTAACTAATATATCTCCACTACTTGTTATTCGACCAGTAACATTTAAAACAGTACCATCAAATGTTAAATTAGCTTCTCCATTAAAGGGAGTAGCTGAGTTTCCTGTAGCTGTTACAACATAATTATTTGTATTATTAGTAATTGCTGTTGCTGCTGATGTACCTGAAATACCTGAGATACCTGATGTACCACTTAAGCCTGAGATACCTGATGTACCTGAAAGACCTGATAAGCCTGAACGGCCAGAGATACCTGATGTACCTGAAATACCTGATTGACCACTTGTACCTGAAATACCTGAGTCTCCTGATGTTCCTGAAATACCTTGTTCACCCATTGGACCAAATCCAACATTAGTAAATCCTGGGCCTGATTGGTTATAATAATTTGAATTAAATCCTAATGGGCTACCTATTGCTCTAGCTGTTGTTTGTAATAAAGTACCATTTTTATAATATCTAACATTATAACCATCATAGGTTATATAAAATGTATCACCTGTATCATAAGAGGCTGGTGACCCTATAGGTGTTCCTGATTCATAAACTTCTACATCTCCATTTCCTTGAAATCTAAATGAATAATTTAAAACATCAGGATCTATTGATGGAGATTCAGTTAAACCAAAAGCTACATCTATACCATTTGCTGTAGTTTTTGCTGTTGTGTACATCGCTCTTACATAAGTTTGAGTTGAGTAAACATAAGAATCCCAAGCGTCAGTACCTACATTTTTTACAAATGTAGATGAATCTGCACCGTACGTTGTACTTGCAAAGTTAGGTGTGAAAATTGGTATACCTATAAAACCTGATAAACCTGAATCTCCGTTATTTCCATTTATTCCACTTGTGCCAACTTGTCCTGAAGCTCCTGAAAGTCCTGAGTCACCACTTGTACCTGAAAGACCTGATTGGCCACTTGTACCACTTAAACCTGATTGTCCCGATGTTCCTGAAAGTCCTGATTGACCTGAAAGACCTGAGTCGCTACTTGTACCACTTAAACCTGATTGTCCCGATGTTCCTGATAATCCTGATTGACCGCTTGTACCTGAAATACCTGAGGTGCCACTTAATCCTGAAAGACCACTTGTACCTGAAAGACCTGAGTTACCATTTGTTCCTGATTGTCCTGATGTACCTGAAAGTCCTGATTGGCCGCTTGTGCCTGAAATACCTGAAGTGCCACTTAAGCCTGATAAACCTGATGTTCCTGAAAGACCTGAATCTCCGTTTGTACCATTTTGACCACTTGTACCACTTAAACCTGATGTACCACTTAAACCTGATAAACCTGATGTACCTGAAAGTCCTGAGTCTCCGTTTGTACCATTAATACCTGATGTACCTGAAATACCTGATAAACCTAAAGTACCGCTTAAACCTGATGTACCTGATAAGCCACTTGTTCCTGATAAACCTGAGTCTCCGTTTGTACCATTTTGACCGCTTTGACCACTTATACCTGAAAGACCTAATGTACCACTTAAACCTGATAAACCTGATGTTCCTGAGAGACCTGAATCTCCGTTTGTACCATTTTGACCACTTTGACCACTTATACCTGAAAGACCTAATGTACCACTTAAACCTGATATTCCTGATAAACCTGAAGTTCCTGAAAGACCAGATAAACCGCTTGTACCAGAAAGACCTGAGTCTCCGTTTGTACCATTTTGACCGCTTTGACCACTTATACCTGATAAACCTAAAGTACCGCTTAAACCTGAAGTACCTGATAAGCCACTTAAACCTGAAGTACCACTAAAACCACTTGCTCCTGATTGGCCATCACCATTAATACCACTTATACCTGATGTACCTGAAATACCTGATGTGCCACTTAAACCTGATATTCCTGATGTACCTGAAAGACCTGAATCTCCACTTGTACCTGAAAGTCCTGAAAGACCACTTGTGCCTGAAATACCTAATGTTCCTGATAAACCTGAAGTTCCACTTAAACCTGATAAACCGCTTGTACCTGAAAGTCCAGAGTCACCGTTATTACCATTTGTACCACTTTGGCCTGATAAACCTGAAGTGCCACTTAAGCCTGAGTTTCCGTTTGTACCACTTGTACCTGATAAGCCTGAAAGACCACTTGTACCACTTAATCCACTTGTACCAGTTCCTGTAGCTCCTGAGAGACCACTTAAACCAGATGTACCTGATAAACCTGAATCACCATTTGTACCATTAGTACCACTTTGACCTGATAAACCACTTAAACCTAAAGTTCCACTTAAACCTGAAGTACCATTTGTACCTGATTGTCCACTTAAGCCTGAAAGACCTGATGTACCTGATAAACCTGATGTACCACTAAAACCTGACGCTCCTGACTGACCATCACCATTAATGCCACTTATACCTGATTGACCACTTATACCTGATGTACCTGATAATCCTGAGTTACCATTAGTACCTGATGTACCACTTAAACCAGATAAACCTGAAGTACCAGACAAGCCTGAATCTCCATTAGTACCATTTTGACCACTTTGACCTGATAAACCTGAAGTTCCACTTA